TGTTGTGCTTGTGCAACTTGTCTAATCTTTGCACCAGCAGCATGAGTTCTTAATCCTCCACCACCAGTATCAATGTTTCTTACAACTGTTAATGTTGTTCCAGATATGTTTGTAACTTTTACATATTCTCTTGAACTATCACTATCTGGGTCTATAACTAAGTACATTACAACTGCACCTGATATAGCTGTATTTGAGCTATCTGTTGGTGCTGTATCTACAGATATAGAAGTACCACTAGCATCTGCTGTTAGTGCTGTAGTTATTGTACTCTCGTATGCGTTACTTAATTTACTTTCTTGTGCTGTCATATTATCCTAATCTTACCACTCCTAATGCACCAATTCCTATTGTGTTAGTAAATAGTGATGCAACATCTTCTGCTCTTACACCTCTTATTCTAACAGTACAAAATTGTGTTACAGAACCTATATTAGCATCATTTATCACAGGATATGCCACACTCTCTACAACTCCTCTGATAACTTCTTGTGGGCTATACAATTCTAAGGTAACACTATCGCCTTCTTTTTGTTTAAGCTCTTGATATATTGTCTCTCCTAGGTTTCGTACTTTAATTCGTTTTCTATTTGGTCGTTCTACTTGGTCAGAAATATTTACTGGTATATCTATTACTACTAACTGTGGTCTAGGTAATGCTCTAGCTGATACACTTCTAAATACTGGTGTTCCTGTATTATCATCTGTTGGTTGTAATACAATCTTCAAGTTTAAGTATCTAGCGTTTCTGTTAATCTGTACTTCTTCTCCACCAAATCCTTGTGTACTGTCATTAGCTAACTCCCAATTTGCACTATTAGGAAAATCAATAGTAGCTTCTTTTGTAGATATATAACTTTGTATTCTCCTGGTATCTGTAATCTCATCATGTTCTACAGTTGTACCAACCCATTGTTTCACTTCTGATGTAAAGAAATCTACATTAGGTAATATCAAATAACCTTCATCTTCATACAGAGATGTTTCTTTATATATATCTGAACCTGCTACTGCAACTACAAACTTATTACTTGCATTTGTAATTCCAGTAACAATTCCAGCAGCACCCATCTTTATATCTCTAGCAAACCCTGCAGTAGGTAAGTAGTATCTCCATAAGAAACTTTCACTACCACTTTCTTTTACGCCACAAAATACACTATCTCTAGTAACAAACATAAAGTGTGGTGTAGTATCTACTCCATCTTCTACCCATTCTTTTACTAATTGTCTATTAGCAAGTACATACAAGTTATCTGCTGTAACTAAGTCTGCTCTATAAAATCTACCTACATCTCTTGACTTTTCTTTAGTTCCAAAAAATACAATACCCTCTGTTGCAGCTATACAATGTACTTCTTCAAATGGTATGTTTGTTTGACCAAACAAAGTCATAGTTCCTGATACATCTTTAATAGAATAAATATCTCCATTTGTACTAGCAGCTAATACTACTGCACCTGCATCTACAATTTGTGATATATGGTGGCTATCTTCAAATGTAACGATTGCATCTGCATCTTGTAAGTCTGATGATGACCAGCTCTTGTTGAATGGACTAACTGCCCATACTAATTCTACAGTTCCATTGTCTCCAGATATAAACAACTGTCCTTTAGCAAACCATACACCTGTTAATCCACCATTAGTAGATTGATTAGTAGTGTGTTCTGTCCAGGTTGTGCCATCATATTCTATAAGTTCTGAGTTAGATGTACCATCAGCAGTAGTTAAATATATTGTATTGCCAACTGCAGCTATTCCTGTAATGTCATAATTTATTGTTATTGTTGGTGTTAAAGGATTCCAGCTATCTCCACTATCTGTGCTTTCATACACAGTAGTTTCATCAGTTACATACAACTTACCATTAGTAAGCTGTGTTAAATAGTTATTAGTACCATTAAAACTTATACCTTCTGGTGCTGTCTTGTATAACAAATGTACATTGTAAGATGTCTCATCATCTCCATGGAATACATCTACACCTTTACTATCAAAAAATCTAGTTACATCTTTATCTGCATTGTTTCTTTTATGTGCATAATCTAAACCTTGTCCACCAGAAAAATCATTACGAGAAAATATCTGACCTATGTTAGTTGTTATATCTTCTGGGTTTTGTCTTAGGTCTATCTGTTGATTAGGAAACTCTGCACTTCTAATAACTAATTGTCTGTCATTAGATATAGCAGTTCTAAACAATAAGTTATCTAATCTAAAGTCATATCCTTTTCTTTTAGGATTAGACACATCAGCAGTGGTAGGTACTCTAGGCACTTGGATATACCACGCTGTTTAAACTGACAGGTTCTGGGTATCTAGCTCTTAGGTCTTTCCTAGCTTGTTGTATAAGTATTTGTTGATACTGTAGTAATGAGTTTCTGATATTAGATGATGAACCTACTGGATATACATTAGCTTGTATTGAGTCTGTTATATACTCAGTTGTTGCTGCAGGTATATCTTTACCAGCTATCATTTGTGCAGCTACTCCTGCCATAATGATTGGCTCATACTCTGTTTCCAAACCAACATCAGCAAGTGTTGTTGACTCACTAGATACTTCACCAAACTTTTTCTTAAATGTACAATGTACATCTACTCCAGTTTGTATTCCAAAAAACTGTACAACTTTACCAGTAGATGTAACAGATGTAGGTACATCAATAAGCTCTACTGACACACCTCTAAATTGCACTGATGTTTCATTACCACTAGCAAGTGTTGTATATTGTGATACAGCTTTTAGTGGAGCTACAATTCTACTGTCATCATCTCCAGTAAGAGCTACATAACCATTAGCACTTGTAATAGTTTGTGTCTCTACTGCGAACAATGTTGGATATAAGTTTTCTATCTGGTCCTTTACTGCGTTAAAAACATTAAGTCTTATAAATGGAGGATTAATTTTTATGAGGTCTCCTTGTGCATGTGTAGCAGCAGTAGTACCTCTTGCTCCTCTTACAACAGTTAATGTTTCATCTGCTGTATTCAATGATACAACCATCATTAGTTCTTGATTGATTTCTATAAATGCACCTGCACCCATAGCATCTTCTTCTTCAGTAGTTAAGTAATCTGATTCGTAAGAAACTGTTGTGGATGTTGTGTCTGATATTTCTAGTCTTAAATTAGTAAATGACTGAATGTCATCATTTGGTTCTAAATATTCTCTGAAAACTCTATCAACTAGATTGCCTATGGTTGTACTCATGATATTAGATTCTAGCAGAACTTAGGGCAGAGTGGTGGTTCTGCCCATAAGTCCTATAAATTAATTTTAGCTTACGCCATTAATTACTGCGTGATATTCTGCAGGTCCTTTATCAAGACCAATTTCCATATATACACGCTTTGAGATTGCTGCTGCATCATCATTGTCTGTATCTTCTACGAATACAGCACCTTTTCCTGGGATGTTCAAGAAACAAACATCAAGGAATGCAAGGTCAAGCACGAATGCTTGGTCTGCAGGAACAAACTCATTAACGACTAATCCAATGTTACCAAATGGAGTAATGATTGAATCAATGTTAATACCAGCGATATTTCTATCTCTTGGTAATACTGCCATTTTTTGGTTACCTTGTGATACTAAACCTTGGTTTAAGTCAAGGATTGAACCTGGTCTTGCGAACAAGACTGGGTTTTGCATTGGAGCACCAGCATCATACATTAATTTTAATGTTTCTGATATTGCTGTGTAGTCTAATGATTGAGCTGAACCTAGTCCATCTCCTGTTGTATCGTGTGCATAAGCTGATGAACCATTACCAGAAGCTACCCATTCTGCGATTCCACGCATTTCTCTTGGGTTACCATCTGTACCATCATTGAATGTAGCATTAAAGAACTCATACTCAACTTCTCTTGCGATTTTGCTGAGTAGCTCTTCTAATTGAAATGCCATTTCATCATTGATTGGGTTAGAACCTTCAAAAGCTGCTGTTCCAGATTCCATAGCTTGTGAGTTCAAATATCCTGTAGAGCCTAATGCTGAATAGGTGAGTTTTACACCTTGATTCCAGATTTGGACACAGTCTATTGCAGAACTTCTGCTTCTACCAAAATATGTTGGAGTTCCACCTTCTGCTAGGGTTGTGTAACCACTAACTGTTGGAGTGTCAACTTTTTGTGTTTGGAATACTGGAGAATTAAGAAGTTTACCACCTGTTAAACCACCAACCATTGATAGTAGAGGTGTTCTTCTTGCACCAACTTTAAACAGTTCACCAGTAAAATTGTTAATCTCACTTACTGAGATTGGGTCTGGGGAAGCTATTGCTGCCATTTTTATTCTCCTATAAATTCTTATCTAGGAGCTTTTCTCCTAGACTTACTTGTCTTTTAGCTCATTAAGAGCCATCATTTTAGACGCAATACTGTCTCTAACTCTGCCACTTTGTTGTGCTTTAGCTATTTGGTCAGCGACATTTGGAGTTTCGTTAATGGCTTGTGCTGTCTGCTGTAGAGCATCCAGTCTGTTTTGACCTTCGTTTACTGTGTTACGAATACTGTCTTGTTGTCCACTAACAACTTCTTCTCCAAACTCTTCTGACAAAAATTCCTTTAAAGCATTTACTTCAAGGTCGCCTTCGTACATCAAGTCTGCAGCTTTTCCAACACCTTTAGTTCTATCTAATCCAACTTGTTGAAACAAGTTATCTCTTTCTTTGGATTGATATGCAATCAATTCCTCTTTAAGAGCTTTGTTCTCTTCACGAATTGCTTTCCAATTCTTATCAGATTCTACTGAACCTTCAGCGTTTTCAATATTTTCAGACATTTGCTGTCTCCTATCTATAAATAATATTTTTACAAGAGCCATCTATGTAATGCTCTGAGCCTTAACTACTTATTATTTATTTTCCATGTCTTGTTAGTAGGCATCAAGACAGTAATCGTATCTTTGCCTGGTCAAGTTTTACCCCCAGACCTAGGAATAGGGTCGTAATTATTATATCATAGTTTACAGGTATGCAAGTTGTTTAAACAACTATTGTTCTATAAGACCTGTAACAGCTCCTGCTTGTGTAGTTCTAGCTCCAGCTTGTGCTGTGCTCTGTACTTGTGCCTGTCTAAGTATGTTAGATACTTGTTGTAAATCTTCTATATCACCTAATTGCAAACCTTCTACAATAGCTTGTACCTCTGGTACTTCTCTACCTTGTGCGAATGCTTGTTGCTGTATATTCTGAACTTGATTAAATGCTTGTCTTGCAGCTTGTGGGTCTAACCCTTGTTGTCTCAATGCTTCAACTGCTTCTATAGATATCTCTGTTCCAGCTAACAATGCTTGACCACCAATCTGTGCTCTTACTACATTTTGTGATACAACATCTCTAGCTGCAATAGTACCTGCAATTATCTGCTGACCTAGTTGTGGGTCAATAGCACTAGCTATAATCTCTTCATCAGTTAATGTTCTTCCAAAATTTCTTTGATAGTATTCTTTTACCTGTGGTATCCCTGTAATTATATTGCTATACACTGTATTGATTCTTGTTCCTAATTCATCAGGCGATACAATGTTTTGTATTAATTGTTTCTTCCTGTCATTAGTAAGTATGACATCTGGATTAATACCTATAGATTCAAACTTTCTATTGTATCCATCTATAACTTGTGAATACTCTGCTTCTGAATACTTAGTAGTTACACCATCTGGGTTTAAGTTTCCTGGATAGTAGCTTTGATAAGCATTAGAAGTTCTTACAGCACTAATAGCTTGTTGTTCATCATTACCTGATTGAACATAAGCAGCTACATAGATATCTAATAACTCATCTGGCAATAATGTACCAAACTTTTCTTTTGCTCTTGTTTTTAAATTCTGCAATCCTGCAACTGTAATATTAGCCATTATGTACTAAACCCTCTCTGTACTCCAGATTCAGATACTCCTACAGAACTAGCAATATTATCTGTCATTGTATCTATAACTTTTTCTATGTTGTTGTTTAAACCATAAGCAGTTAATTCTTGTACTGCAGTGTTCTGGTCATTAGCAAGTAATACATTTAACCAGTTCTCTGATGTCTCATCTATTCTCTCTCCTAAGAATTGGAATGAATAGTTTTGCCATGGAGCTGCAATATCATCATAAGTTAAGTTCTCATCATAAATATCAGAACTAAATAAAACTTTTCTTTGTGCTTTTAATTTTTCTTGTAGTATATCTGCACCTACATCTGGGTTCTCTGCATTTCTAATTATTCCTGCATAGTCTGCAAGTGTTGCATCATCTAACGCACCATACACTGGACCTAACCACTTCTTAGCAAGAGACCTGGCAGAAGCATAACCTGTTCTAGTTTGGTCAACTTCACCTTTACCCTCTAACCAATTAGTAATTGATTCATCTACAGCTATACCAGATGTTGTATCTGATAGTGCTTGTATTTGTTCTGCTGCTTTAACTGAGTCAAAGTTACCAAATGTAACTTGGTCAGCAAACCAATTAGCCAATGTATTACCATTAGCATCTCTAATAGTATCTGCATTAGCAATACCTGCAGATTTCATTTGTTGTAGGTAAGCTATTCTATTTTGGTCTAATAATGTTTTAGCATCAGCAGGGAAGTCAGCATCTCCAATACCTCTACCTTTAGAAAGTACTAACCAACTTCTTTCTTCTGCAGTACTGTTATTCCACCATTCTGTATTAGCCCACTCTTCTTCAAGAATATCTCTATCTTCTACATATCCTTCTACCCATAATGCAAACATTTCATCATCATCTTTAAGCCATGGTCTGCCTAGTGTTGCTTTTTCAAAATTGTCTACGAATCCTACAAAAGGACTATCACCAGTAGTAATAACCTTTTCATCTAATTCATCCACATTTCCAAAAAATACTGAGCTAGTCCACATTTCATCTGATGCTTGTGTTACATCAGGTCTTTGTCTAGCACTATACAACATATCTAAATCTGTATCAGATGCTGCATATCTCATAAACATCATTGTTCCTGGAATTTGAAATACTACATGTTTCTTACCTTGATACTCCCAAATCATACTATCTGCAAAACCAGTATTAGTTGTTGTTACTGCTGTTGTATCTGTTACTTGGTCTGCTCCTGCATCTTCAGCAGATGTTCCAGCGTCTGGTCCTTCTGTTATATCTACAGTAGTTAAAGAGTAACCATTACCTAGTGCTGTTTTTAAATCTGCATTACTAAATACTCTTTCTCCACCTGCAGGTGCATCTTTTCTATAAATAGGAATACCTGCTTTATATTGTGAAGGAGTAAATCCATATTCATCTGGTTGTTCTGTAACAGTTTCAGTAGAACCATTATTATTTTGACCATTATCATTTTGACCATTATTATTTTGACCATTATCACCAGATACAACTTGTGAATAATATTCTTGTTCTTCTTCATCTGGTGATGGTCTATCATCTACATAACTAGGTGTAGTTGGACCTGCAGCTACTGCTGATGGTCCACTAGGTGGCAAGTCTTGTGGTGGTGTACCAAATTGATTTGTTATTCCAGGACTTCTAGTAGTTGTATCAATAGTAGATACATCTATAACACCTTGGTCATTTACTGTAGGTAATGTAGGTCTTGTAGTTTGTGTAGCTCTACTAAATAATCTTTTCTCTGTTTCTGTTAATGGATTAGGTGCTTGACCTGATGCTGTTCTTAAATCTCTAACTCTTTGATTGTAATTTACTTCGTCATATTCTGCTTTTGTAATACGACCACTAACTAAATCTATTAGCAACTGTCTTTGTTCTTGTGGTGTTAATGCCATATTTACCTATTCTCCTGTAGTTTAGCATACTCGCCAAACGCATAATCAATTATAGGTTCACTAATTTTCCATGACAACGACCATGTATCAGAGATTTCACCAAACTCATTCCATGTATCTTGACCTAATTGTTTCCAATTTATATTAGGATTTGTATTGTCATAATCTAATAATTCTATTCCTTGCTTTTGTCTAGCTTTATCAAGTGATTGTGCTGCATCTATTGCTAGTACACTTAATTCATATCCTACATACGCTGCTAATGCAGCAGGAGATATTGCAGCTAAACCTAGTCTAGGTAACAATCTTGATATACCTGCAGTTATAGCTACATCACCTGGGTCTAATACACCTGCTAATGTGTTAAATGCTTTACCTACAACTTTCTTAGCTGATTTCATAATTCCATCTGCTACTTCTGGTTGTGTACTTGCTAGTTCTACTACCTTGTTTAAACTGCTAGTATCTACTAATTCACTTGCATCTTCTACTACAGTACCTGCAACATTGATAATCTCTTCAGGCATAAGTGCTACCTTCTGTGATGCGAATGGTCTATCAGCAGGTTTAATATATCCTGCATCTGCTTTAGATAATAGTTTTCCTTCAGCATCTCTCATGTGTGGTCCATAGTTTGTAAAAGTATTTTGTCCTAATGTTTCTGTAGTCATTACTCTTCTAGCATCTGGAGAATACATCTCTTTATGAGCTAACCATGCGTTGTACTCACCTATTGGACCAAAGGTATTACCTCTCATACCATGTCCAAATGTGTCATGTACAGCTCTAAAGACATCATTCTCTAGCATTACTCTTCCATTTACATCTGTGTATATTGACTCAGCTAACATTGGATTTAACTTACTTGTAGCTTCATCACCAAATCCAGATTCTGTAGCTAATACTTTTAATACCCCATTTTCCATATCAGCTATCATTTGTTGATGACCTGCTCTGTTAGGTGTATATGGGTCTCCATCTACTACTTCAAACTTCATACCTGCATCTAATAATGTTTGGTATTGCATATTAGTTTCTTGTATAAACTTCTTGTAATAAGGTATAGCATTGTCATCAAACATAGGTAATTGTTCAAATATGTCTGCTGCTATTGCACCTATCTCATCATTAAATACCATAGCTGGTTTAAACTCTGGGTCAGAGTAACCCATTATTTTGTGATAGTCTTGTGCTACTTTTCTAATCCTATCGCTATGTGTTGATAAGCCTGTTTCTCCACTAACTCTTAGTGTAGTATTAGGAGGTGTGTCTTTAGGAAAATAACCCATTTCTAAATTACCCCTAGTTGATGGATAAACATCTCCTCTACTTACTTCCATTTCAATTAAATTAAAATTACCATCAACATTTGCATTAGCATTTTTAAGTGCTTCTTCTGCTTGACCTTTATTTATAAATACCCAATCGTTAGCATTTACACTATCTACTCCTTCAGGTACTACTCTATATATTGTTACTGTTTCATCAGCATTACCAATACTTTTTATTGGATTACCACTTTCATCTACAGGAACACCACCTTCTATTTCAAAAGGTCTGCCACCTACTCCAGTATCTTGGTAATCTACTACATTTGTAGGTGTGTTTCCTTTTACTGCTTCAAACAACACATTACCAAATTCTGTACTTGATGTTACTTCACTAGCAGGAAGATAATAAGTTTCATTTAAATTATCCCATACTGGTTCATTGAAGTAATAATTTATTTCTTCTATTGTTTCTGATTGTGCAAACTTTTTAGATTCTGCTGATGCTTTGTCATATTCTGTTGGGTCTAAATCTTTTTCTACCATTTCATTAAACCAATCAGTACCATCATCATATCCTTTTTCCATAGCAAGTTCATCAAATTTATCTGCTGCTGATGCTTTGTATATTTTGTCTGCTATTTCTTTTATATTATTACTTGCTTGAATTGAAGGCATATCAGATGTTGGAGTTCCAAAACCTGTCCATTGATAATATTCATCATTTAATAATCTACCTTCTCTTTCACTTCCATAAAATATATTATTTTCTCCAGCTATAAATTCACGAATTTTATTTGGAAATTCATCTTTAAATCTTTGATGTATAGCTTTAAGTTCTTCTAAATTTGTTGGTGGTTCATATCTTCTCCAACCTGTACCTGTTTTATTAGCTACTCTATATGATTTCATTTCAGCATATTGGTCTATGTTGTAATAAGAAGGTTGCATTTTATAACTGTCAAGTAATTTTATATAACCATCCATGTGGTTAATTAATATTCTCATTTCTACACTTTCAGGCATTACATGTCTAATACCCATATACATTTCTTTTTGGTTAAAATCTTGTATAATTGTACGAACATAACCATCTAATTGTTTTCTGTCTAGGTCTTGTAAAAATTCATAAAGTTCACCTGATTGAGCTTTATTTTCTAAACTTAATCTCATATCAATATGGTCAATTTTATCTACTTCAGGAACACCTTTATTAGCTTCTACATTTAGGTTGTAACCATCTTCTATAAAGTTGTATATTTTATCCACTAATACATCAGTAGTTAGTGCGTCTCTAGCTTCTAAAAATATTTCATCCCATGCTTCTGCTAACTCTACATGGCGTATATTTTCACTTAAAAATAATTCTATAGCTCTTTTTCTATACTCTTGTGCATTAGACAATGGTCCAGTATTATCTATAAGACCATCAAGAAATTCATTGAGAATCCTATCCTTCTCTGCAATTATTTGTTCTTTATCCATTACTTGTTATAGGATTTTAGAAATTTTACAGCTTCTTTTTTCTTGCCTGTTCTTGGTGCTTTTTTGTAATTATCGTTTATTTCTTTAAGAGTTTTATATACCATTACTACCTCCCTAACAATTTCAATGCAGCTTGTACAGCATCACTAAAAGTAACTTGTGGTGCTACACCAGGAATATATGGTGTATGACCTGCTTGTTTCTTTTGTTTGTTTACTTGTGCTTCTAGCATTTGTCTTACTCTACCATAACTTTTATTTTGTGCAGCTAATGGAACTTGTGAAGTATATTGAGACATTTGTGATGGTGCTAATGGTGGTGTTCTAGGCATTGGTGGAACAGTTACTGGTTGAAATCCTGGGTTTGGTTCAGGTATTCCTCTGTTAGGGTCTCCATCATCTGGAATAACTTTTTCAACTTCTTCCATAAGACCTAACTCTGATTCTATTCTTTTAATTAAACCTGGATACTTTTCTTTATCTTCTTCAGAAACTGTTTTATTCCATGCTTCTTTTATAGCATCCATATCACCACTAGCTAATGTTGTGTATATTTTTTTAGACTTTAATTGTTCTGGTCTATTGTATGTTCCAACTACCATAGCGTCATATTGACCTTGTGTAAGAGTAACACCATAGTTTTCCATTCTCTGATTAACTATTCTTTGTATCTCTTTTAAATCTTCTGCAAGTAATTCTTCAGCTTTTTCTTCTGTAATAGTATCCCCTAATTCAAACTGTTCACCACCACTTGTATTGCTATGACCATATCCAATAGATACTGATTCACCATCTTGATATGCTTCTAATTGCAGTGTCTCTTCTGCTTTAATTATCTCTATAGCTTCTTGTGTTATTTCCATTATCGTATCCTTGGTACTGGTCTAGCTTCTGCTGATTTTAACCCTGCTAGGTTTCTTTGCATTCTATAGAATGTCTCATCTTCCATATCTGCTTGTCTTTGTAATTCTTCTCTAGGTTTAAATACTTCATCTAATACATCTGCTCCACCTTCTGTAAGAATACTTACATCTGGTTCTTCTGCTTCCATACCTGGTGTTTGTATTGTTTGACCTGTAGCAACATCATAACTTAATGTTGGTGCTGAACCTGCTCCTAATCCTGTAAGTGATTGTTTAAACTCTTCTGCTGGTCCTTCTGTCAACTTAGCTGTAATGTATTGCTTCTCATAATCTGACAATGGTGCACCTTTTCTAGCTTCTGCTTTAGTAATCATTTCAGATACAAACTCATTCAATGCTTCATCACCAAAAGAATATCCTCCACCTAATGATGACATAGCTGCTGCCTGTGTTGCACCTGCTAATACTTTAAGTCCTGCAACCCATGACATTTGTCCACCATTGTTCATACTAAATTGCATAGCTGCTTTTATACCTTTAAGAAACTCATCATCTATTTCTGCACCAATAGTTTTATTTAAATCAATAAGACCTGCTGCAGCTAGTAAGTTCTTGGTTTGTACTCTTATGTATGGTGTTAGCTGTCTAGCTTGTGCTCCTACATCAGTAGGAAAGTAAATATATTTATACGCAGCACCTGTTCCTAGTATCGCTCTTCTTTCTGATTGCCACTCATCACTTGTTAAAAACTCTTCAGCAGGAATTAATTTTACAACTGGTCCTTCTTCTGGGTCAGGTATTCCTGTCTTTACTTCATACTCTTTTAAGTAACCATTACCTAATGGTGTTTTAGATGCTGTACCTTCAGTGTCTAAGATACTTGCAATTCGTACATAAAAATCTTCATCAACAGTACTGTTACCTGCTGCTCCTTGTCCACTACCTACACCACCAAATGGTCCTTTTGGAACAGTTGTTGTCGTAGTTGTGTTATCTACATGTCCTGGTATATGTGGCATATTATCCTTCTAATCCAAATCTGGTTAATTCGTAAGCAAATACTCTATCAAATATTACCAAAAATTTAGGATTTTTTCTTCCTATTTCCTGTGCTTTAGTATAGAGCTGATTTCTAACTTCTTGTGCTTGTATAGTATCACTTGTACTTATCCATCTCATAGCATCTTCTTCTATTGGATAACCTCTTTTATCTGCTACTGCATCTATTGCTTGTGCTCTAAAGTTAAGATATTGTGCTATTTCATTTCTATTATCAAAGTTATCAAACCTTGGGTCTTGTACAGCTCTTTCTAAGTAATCAATAAGTACATCATTTGGTACTCCTGTTTCATAATCAGAACCTAATACCTTGTTTAGTTCTGCAGAATTACCATAAGCCATAGGAAACATTTGTGCTAAATCAGCTTCTATTAGTGCAAACTTAGCTTTCTTTCTAGCAACTCTTTCTCCTGGGTCAGTAGTACTGTTATCTATAACTGTTGACCAGTAATCTTTTGTTGCAGTTTCTATTGCACTAGCAAGAAATGTTTGTGTAGATACATAAAATTCATTAGCTGTCTTAGGTGTAAACAATCCTAGGTTAGCTATATAGCTTACGCCACCATACTCTACTGAACCTTCGTCTAATCCTGGTGCAAACAATGTAAGCACTGGACCATAATCTGCAGCTAGTTCTGGATTGCTTATAACAAAATCATATTCTGGTGTAGTTCTTGGTAGTATTCCACCTTCAGATATATTCTTACCTTTTATCTGTAATGCAGTAGAAGTAAATCCTTCTGATAAGTCTCTTGTATCTAAACCTAATAATTTAGCTACTTCTAACAACGCATAAAACTCACCTTGTGGTCCTAGTGTCATTACATACTCATCTTTAATATCTTGATAAAAACCATGTATAACTGACAACTCTACAAAGTTGTTATATACCAAACCACTATCTTCACCTTTAGTTCCATACCATTCTGCAAAAGCAACTTCATTACCTTCTATTGCATACATAATAGACATTCTTGGTATAAATGGATTTACAAATCTATCCCACGCTTTTAATTGGAAAAAATTAGCTGCTAAAGTCATAGCTACAACTTCTAATTGTTCTTTATCATCTGCTAAATCTGGTCTTAATACACCTGCAACTTGATAAGCAGTATTAACAGAAGATAACCATTGGTCCTCATCTAACCCTGGACTATCAAAAAATTGTGTAGATAATGCGTTTATCATATTTTTACCAACTGATGGTATTGCTGTTTCTGCTAATACACCAAGAAAACTTTCTCCTGAATCAATTCTTGCACCTGATAATTCAAATCCACCAAATATATATTTCTCTAAATTCTTTTTAGCTTTAGGTTTGTTTCTAACTAAAAAACCTACTGGCAAGGCAATAGCTGGTCCTACAGGTGGGAACAATCCACCACCACCAACATTCAATGCACTAAGTGGTATTCCTCTTTTAGCAATAATTTTAGAATCAGCAAGTGCCATATCATCTGTAAATGCACCCCTACCTTCTGTTTTAACATAATCTTCAAATGGTGTTCCACCTACTGGTATTATTAAATACTTTTCTCCTGTTGGGTCATCATATATAAAGTTATGCTCTATACCTTTTCTATAACCAAATCCTATTTGTGCTACAGCTTTTGGATTAGCTAGACCTAAGTTGTAGTATCTACCTAATACCTCACGCCATGCTTCAAAAAATGCAAACCCTACTCTATATGCTTGTGAGAAAAACCCTCGTTCTGTTAAGTTATACAATAACCTAGAGTGCAACTCAAAAGCATACTCTACAGCTCTTTCATGCAAATCTTCCATAGACATAACTCTTGGTGTAGTAGCAGACTTAATGTCTGACAAATCTAACATAGACTGATAATCACCACTAAATGTTTTATCTAGTATTGGATTGTTTTGTGGTTTAAGTAATTTAACAACACCTGCTTTTTCATCTACGATTGCTCTAATACCTGCAGCTTGTAGTACATCATTACCTATTACAGCTCCTGCTCTTGGTAATGTAATAGCTTTATTAGTTGGTAACAGTTTTTTGTTAGAGCCTATAAGTAAGTCTTGTCCTGACCTTCTAATAGTATCTAATGCTCCAGCAGTATCACTAGCTATCTCTCCTGCAAAACCTGATATTGTTACATTACCTATAGCTTTCTGGTCTCCTAGTATTGCTATGTATTGTGCTTTAGCAAGTGCTTCATCTGTGCCATCTACTACTTGTGCAGCTACACCTTTTTTAACTCTTATAGATACATCAAGATATAACTTATTGTTTTCTATCCAACCACCTAAAACATGGTCCTCTTTTTTTAACAATGTTTTATTTTTAGTTATAAAATCTTCTATTTGTTTTTTTGTAACTGGTGTATCTAATACAACTTCTTTTGTTTTGTATGGAGATACATAATATCCAGGTATATGTGTATTCTTCTTCTTACCTAAATCTATACTCCAACCTTCAGGATGTGATTCTATCCAGTCGTATGCTCTATCAATAGCATCTTGTGTTTCTGCTTTTTTTCTGAGAATTGGTCTTGATGCTTTCTTTCCTAACACTCTATTTAATGTTGTGATACCAACATCATGTGTTATTTCACCTTGTGCATTTTTTACTTTTGCAGTTGTCTTACCTTTTTGTAATTTAACTTTTAGACCTACTACATTTGGTGTAGAACCATCAATACCTAATACTTCAAACAATTCCTTCTTAGTAATGTTTTTATCAAACTTACCTTGACTCTTAGCTAAGTAATCTATTGCTTCATCTACTAATGCTTCTGCATTTACACTTTCATCTAACGCATTAGTTACTGCTCTAACAAGTGCATCTTTATCTGGTATAGCACCATTAACAATAGCTTCTGATTTATTTACAGAAAAGTTATAGACACCTATAGCATCTCCATCATCACCTAATCTATAGTCAGCTACAGCAGATTGTTTTTTAAATACTTTAAGCTCTGTGTTATACAAGTTTAAGTCAAATGTAAGTTCATCATTCATTGTGTCTAATCTTTTAAGTGATGTAATTTGTTTTTGACCATTTTCACTGTATCCAATTATGGATAGTGAATCTCCATTATCAAACACTTTTACAGGTACAGTTCTTTCTGTAACAGCTAAGTCTGGTGCTAAATCTTTTATAGCGTTGTATTCATCTTGTACTAATTTAAATACATCATCACTAAGATTGATAGATGACTCTGGGTCTAAGTGAGCATTCATTATTTTGTTAAGACCTTGCTTAGATGTAAATGGAATACCTGCTTCTATAAAATGTTCATAACCTTGTTTAAACAAAGGTACTCTGATTAAGTCTGCTTCCATTTGTGCAGTAGCAAAGAATAATGCGTCTAATGCTTTTTGATAACCTTTTCTTTCATCAACTTCTGGTTTTATCTTAGGAACTTGATTAGGCATCTTACTTTGATTTTTTAGTGTAAGTTTTTTTACTTTAGCATTGTACACAGCTAGGTTATCTGGTGTCATAGAATCTGTGCTACGCAAATCTACTCTACCTACTTTACCTGTAGCAATAATGTCTATGAAGTCTGCACTACCACCACTAATGTTGTTTATGCTTTGTACATAATGTTTAGCTAACTTTTGATAATCTTCTGGTTTACTAACTATTGGTAATATACCTTTAGCATATACATTTCTTGATTGCATCATCTTATTAGCTTGTTCTATTATTGCTTGTACTGCAGGTGTATCTGCATAAAATTTAGCAATATCTGTGTAATCTAATCCTTGTTTCATTAATGCTGCTGTAATCATAGCTAAGTCATCATCAATGTATTCAAACAAGTATTCTTGTACAGCTTCTATGTATTCATCTGATAACTTAAATGCTTGTACACCATCTGGCATAGGAACATCTTTTGTTCCTAGTTTATTTATTAACTCATATCCTGAGTCTGGAAATCTTCTACCAAATGCAAATGTTGGTGATGCAGATGACAATGATTGCAACTCTGGTATTCCATAGTCTGCACTGTCTTGTAATACACCTAATGCTTTTCTTATAGACATTGGTAATTTTTCATTTAATCCTTGTAGCTGTGGATTTTGAAACTCTAATGGTTTAGTTTTCTTATATGGTCCTACCAAAGATGTTTCTGGTGTATATCCCAATGCTCTTGCTACTACACCTTGTGAATCATTAAGTAAGTATTTTAAAAACTTTAATGGACTTCTAAACATTGACCTAACGCCTAATAACGCTGCTCTTAGGTTTCCATCTATTGTTAATTTTGCAGGATAAGAAAATCTACCTAATAACTGTAGTGGATAGAATACACCTCTTACTAAACCAAAAGTACCTTTTTCTATAGCAGACAATATTGTCTCTTGTCCTTTAAACAATATACCTGGGTCTCCTAGACCTGGTGCAATATTAGATATTATCTCTCCTATAGGAGTATCTGCATCCCAGAATGTTCCTGGCTTACCTTGTTCATAGGCTTGTCTAGCTTTAGCAAATACTTTATCAATACCTTCTTTTTCAATTAATGCTTTAGCTCTTAATCTTCTTCTTTGTGATGTAGTTTTAATAATTCCTACTACATCTGGTATTTCAATAGTAAAACCTCTAAATTGATTAATTAGCTCTATAGAGTTTCTAGTAAATTCTTGTGGTATATCTATACCTTCTACTTGTCCACCAAATTGTTTTTGTGTAAGAATATCTATTTCATCTACAGGGTAAAACTCATCTGTTCTTGATGGTGTTAAGAAATCTCCTACATCATCACTAAACATTCTTGGACCTTGTTTCATATTGCCAAAGAACTCTGTTATCTCTTTATCAGACAATCCATACAAGTATCTAAGTTGTAATGCACCTTCTGTTCTAAGCAAACCATCATAATAAATATCTTGTGCTTTTGTATATAAACCTTCATCAGCAGCATCATAGAAATCTACTAACAGCTTGTTTAAACGACTTTCAGGTACTTTAAATACATTACCTACTCTTGCAAACATTACTGCTGCTTCTTGTATGTTTCGTACATCTATCATTCCACGATTAGGTAATCTAACATCTGTACCATTAATTAATTCTTTTAGCGTTCCACCTCTTCTACCTGTTGCAGTAACACTGTTATCTAAATCTTTATCTCCAAATGCTCTAATTAAATTATCTGATATAACTTTTGCTTGTATTCTAAATTGTCCTGTTCTTCCTAATGATGACTTTCCAAACACCATATCTGATACATAACCATTATTAAATCCATCTATAAGACCATCTTTAATAATTGCAGGGTCAGTTGCATCAGCTACAGTCTTTGCAAACTTATGATTAAATCCTGCGTTAATCATATTTAAGAATGTAGGTTGTCCTTGTTTGTTAGCTTCTACAATAACAGTAGATAAACCATCAAGTATCTCATCATTGTTTTGCCAAAACTCTGCTACAGTTCCACCTTCATCTACAAAGCGTTTCATTTCTTTTTGAGCACCAGCAAGTACTTCATCAAATTTTTCTGGTACTTTACCACCTAGACCAACACCTTTTGCTGCAAATACAAATGGGTCAGTGTAGTACATAGATACTAAGTTCATAAAACCACCCATAATTCCAGATAAACCTTTATTAGGTTCAAATGCAATCTTGCTTAGTTCTTCATCTCTTTCATCTTCTAATTCATCTACAAGTTTATTTTTCTGTGTTATAGATATTTCTCCTCTATCAAATGCTTGTTCTGCTTGTAGTATCTTTAAATCATATAGCTGGTGTGTATCTTCATACATAATGTTTTCTGGTGAGTATCTACCTGGCATGTTTCCTGTAACTAAGTAACTAGCAAAATCACCTAAGTTAGAAGATATCTGTGCTCTCTCATATCCTTCTCTTAGTTTTCTATTTTGTGCTGTTGGTGTTGATTCTCCTAGTACATTAAGTAAAGGATTAGGAGATACTTCTTCTGTAACAATGTCATACCAGTTATTTAAAGCTAAACTTACTTTTTCTGTTGTAGTTAATTCTCTTTGTAACTCTTTTTCTTGTATTCGTATTTCATCAAGAGTATTGTCTCTTGTTGCTTCTATAGCAGCTTCTATATCTGTTTTTTGTATATATCCTTCACCATCTGCATCTACAACACCTTGTGAAGCTAACCACGCTTTAGACCTGCTTTCTATATCTGTTAGTGATTCAGCAGGTGTGTCTAGTCCAAATATATTTAATAATGTTTCTGGTGCTGCTGACAAGTATTGTGATACAGTTTTTGCAAACGCTAAACTTCTAATACCTGCAGATTTCCATTCTTGTTGATTTTCATTACGACCTTTTTTTTCAAACTCTATAAGGTCTTGTCTTGTTAATCCTTGTTTAGCAAGTATCTCATCTTCAAACTGTGTGTATGGTGTTGCTAATTGATTTACTCCACCTCTTTGTATAACATCAAATACACTGTTAAGACCCATAAATATTGACTGAGTAAAGAACTTACCACCTTTGTCATATCCTAATTTTTTCTTAGTCTCATCATATATTTTTTGATTATTACGAATTGTTTTCTGTACTTTCTTTAAATAATCCAATACAGCATTTGGTTTACCATTTGTAATATTTACTTGTACAGGTTTAGTAGTTTTATACAATTCATAATATTGTTGTGGTGTAACATTTAGCTCTGCTGCTGATACTACTAACTCATCCATTTCTAATGGTGTTAAGTTTTTTAAATCTTGAAAGTTTTGTGTAAGTGCGTCTAAATCAGTATTAGCTTTAATTGCATCTTTCTTTTTATTATAAGCAAGATTTTCGTCATGCTTTTCATAGAAGTCTTTATTCCATTTATTAAAAATGTTCATTAAAACCTCTGAATTGTTATTGGTGCTTTTTCCTTAATTAGCTCTATTAATATTTGTGTATCTGTGCCTACTGGCATACTTACAGCTTGTTGTGGTGTGCTATCAAAAGTTCCTGGCTCATCTGCTCTTTCAGTTGGTTTAGATAATATATCTTCTGGTGTGTATTGTGGCATACCACCTGTAGCCATTACTTCATCTTTAATCATAGGTACTGCAGCTATTTGTTCTTCTTGTTGTGTGTAAGAACCAAAATCTCCAGTGCCTGGAATTGGTTTTAATACTGCATCTTGGAATGCACCATCTACTTTAGGTTTTCTACCACCTGGCATCTTTATCATCCTCATCTGGATTTTCTATTTCAAATCCCATACTTATACTAAACCATACACCAGGTAATGGTGTAGGTAATACAAAAGCTCCTAAAGGTATATCGCCTTGTAAAAATAAATCTCTAACTATAGTTGGGTCAGTATCTACTTCTGGTATATCCCAATCTTCACTGTTAATAATATTAAAAAACTTTGCATTTACTTCAGATGGATTCTTAGCCAAGTGGTCCTCCTATTGGTAAACCAGGTCCAGCAGCTACTTGCTCTGGTGGTAATCCACCACTAAGTTGTGCTAATACACTAGCTATATCTGGTTCTGCCTGTGGTACTTGTGGTCCACCTAATCCAGCTAATGCTTCCTCTTCAGGACTCATTTCTGGTTCTTCTGGTGTATAAAACTTATCTAATATAGCAGTCATATTCTGAGGATTCTTTCTTATTTCTATTGCTGCCATAGTTGCTTTAGGATTACCTTGTGCAGCTTGTTGCATCAATGATTCAAATAATACATTTTCTGCTCTCTCTGCATTAATTCTGTTATCTATTTGAGATATGTTATCTAATCCATCCATATTCTCTTGTAATGTTTGTTTATCAATTATGCCTTGTTGATATAATTGCAATCCAGTAATTACTTTTTGTGCTTCATCAAAACCTGCCATAACACCATAGACTCTTCTAGTCTTATACATTTCTGCAATATCAATGCTTGGGTCGTATGTTTCTTTAAATGCAGTTCCATTCCTAAAACCTGCCATAGGTTTTCTTGAACCACCATACATTATCTCATCCCACTCTAATCTCTTAGAGTCAATCTGTTCTAATGCTTTCTTCAATACTGTTTGATATTCTCTTACATGTAATGAAGCAGACTGTCCTAGTTCTTCTAATCCTCTACCTGTAACAAACGCATTTGGCGATTGTCCATCATCTGACACTGGATATGCTGAACCTAGTCGCAAGTGTCTTTCTAGTCTATCTATCTGTTGAAACAACTGATAAGGTAAATTATTAGTTGGTTTGCTAACCTGAGACCCTGGGGTCAAGTAGTTAACAGCGAATCTACCTTTTCTATATTGTCCAGATTCTATCTCCCCAATGATGTTGGTTTCTGTAAACACAGCATCTTCCATTGCAATGACAGATAGAACATTTATCTTTGCCATATTAGCCATCAATCCAATCACATGATGGAATTGACTTTGCATTTGGTCAAAGCTGTAACGCTTTGCCACGACAAATCTTGGTCCTGATTTTAATGGGTTAGGTATAAAATCTAATATAATTTTGTTTTCTGGTAGGAACACATAAGTTCCATCTTCATCATAATATTCTGCAACTACTTTACCTGTGCCATCTGCGTTAGCCCAACCTTCGTCATAGCTAGACAAATATGCCATAGTATTGTATTCACTAGATACTTCATCAAGTATTACATTTTTGTGTTTTGGATACATCTCAGCAAGAGTTACATGAGGTACTCTTGATACAACTGCTAACTCTTTAGGTTGTTGGTCAACACCAAAGTATCCTGGGTAACATTGATATGGGTCTCTAAGCTCTGCTACTGGATATGGTATTCCATTAGCATCTTTCTTTTCTTTAAGTATCCATACTGCAAAACCATAACCTGGTAGCCATCTACCAACTTGTGGTAATTGTAAATCTAATTCTTGTATTCCATCATAGGAATGTACAATTCTCTCTAACTTCTCTGCTCTCTTAGCAGCTCTCTCTGAATCTTTATCATTGTATATATCAACTTTTAAGTCTGGTGCTCTACCTAACTTTTGTGCAAATCTTTCTAGTGATGACATTAATAAGTTAGGTGCAGGTAATTGCTTATAGTCCATGTCTCGCATATCTTTACCCAACAATGCTTTAAGTCCATCAGCTCCACCATTCATAATGGCTCTGATGTTTTCTTTATCTGCTGCGTAGTCTGCGTGTAATGACCTTAGCTCGTATACCCTGCTATATAATTCTTCTGCTGTTTTCATGTTCTCCAAACATCAATGTCTATGCCTAGTCCTTCATAACCACTAAAACTAGGTTCATATTCCATACCCATTGTAGCAAGTCTTTCCTTTTGTAAACGCCTTATTGTTTTCATAGGAAACCAACTTGCCATAACTAAGTCAGACTTCTGTCCTACAGTTCTACTCTTATTTTGTGCAGAACTAAAATACACTAACTGACTTGTATATAAGTTTACCTTTTCTTGTGCTTCAAAGCTACGATAAGGTAAATTAATTAGCTTCTGTTCAAACAATGGTCTCATAGCTGTAACACCATACACTGGGTCATGCTTGTTACCATAAGTCTGTGTACCTTCTAAAAATATACCATGCTTACCTGCAAACTCACGAATTGATTTATCTTGTCTAATTGCTCTCTGGAATCCATTCTCTTCAATAACCCAATGTGCTAAGTTATATTTTTGAAACCAGGTTTTTATAATTTCTAGTGCTACTGGAATACCACCACCTAAACTGTTCTCCATATCTATCATGTACAACTTATCTGTATTCTGGTCGTATCCCCATAAGAATGCTGCTTGATATCCTGTAGATGCTGGGTCAAGACCTGCAATCAATCTAACATTATGTGGTATATGTCCTATGTCTCTGTTTTGGTCTCTACATTCCTCTATCTCTGGTCTGTCAAACAATGACATACCATCAGGCATAGCTACATTCAGATATACCATTTCGTATATTGCTCTACCACCTGTAGTCTCTGCAGCTTTCTTTCTATCCATTAACCATTTGTAAGTTCTCTTCTTTGCCCATAACATACACTCTTTATGTAATTCATTATCCCAATCAGGTAAGTTACAACCTGTGTCATGTGCTTCTTCTACAATCGTTAACCATGATTCGTTATCTAACAAGTGTGAATACAAATCGTCATAGTGCTGTCGTGAACCTATAACTACCATAGCTGTATGTTCCTCTTTACGACTTGATAGTGTTGTAGTCCACCAGTTTCTTGTGTTCTCTCTTGACGCTGGTTGCATAGTAGATGAGTGGTCCTCAATGTCGTCTGCAATAATTAAATCACAGTCTCTTGATAGAATTTTTCCACCTCTACCTATACCAACCATGGTAGGAGATTTGATACCAGTAACAGTACGAGTACCAACAGTAAAACCATTTTGCGACCAAGACTTACCTGTCCTGCTCGTTGGTTTAAATTTAGGTCCTGGTCCACATATTTCTTCAATTAATAATTCATTACTTTCTAGCTGGTCTAATACAGAACTAACTGCATTCTTTGCTATCTCTTCGTTACCACCTACCCACAATATTCTAATGTTAGGTTTTGTACAGATAAGCCATACTGCAAAATGTATTAACAAGTCAGTCTTGCCATGTCGTGGTGGAGATAGTATCATCTGCTGATTACCATGCTCTATTGCATCTAAGATAGAATTAATCCACTTGATGTGAAAGTCTGGTGTTTCGTATGGGTCTCCAGTTTCTGTTTGGAAATATCTATCTCTAAAATCTCTAAAGTCTTGTAATGACTTTTCTGCAACTTGTGGTAGTTGCCATTCATCTTGTGCAGCTTTCTGTTCTAAATCTTCTAAGTATGCTTGATATGCCATAGATACTGCTGCTACAGATGTTTCTAGTATCTTTGCTACATCTTTGACTGTAGTCTTACCTTTAAGTATATCTTCGCCTAATCCAGATTCTTTGAGGTCGTTATAAACAACACCTCTACGACTTTGTACATTTCTTTGGCTAGGTATTACAATTTCTTCTTCTTCAGGTTGTACCCACTTTATGCCCTTAGCTTTAGCTCTTTTCTTTTGTGTCTGGATTCTATTAGCACATCTATCGCTACAGTATTTTCTACGATTGCCACTTAATACTCTTTTACATCCTGCAGCGTAACATATTTTTCTATTTGACATAATTCTTACATTCTTTATTCTTACAACCTACATTACCATTAATAATAGATAGTGGTTGTTTACACCTAGGACAATTTACTTTCAAAATTACTTTGCTATTTTTTTGACTTTGCCATTCTTTGTTCTGGCATACTTGTGTGTTTTTGTTTCTCTAATAAGAGTTCCATAATGTCTCTTATTACCCCACATCCAACTAACTTGTTTTGCCATAGTTACCACATTTTACAAGACCAATATCTAGGTGTTGTCTTGTCCTTCGCTGTATCGCATTTATGCCTAGCTCTAAATGATTTTCTTGCTTCTGGGTTATCTTTACGAATCTCCATGTTAGGGTCTCCAAACATAACCTTTTTTACTTTGTCTCCATCTTTAACAAAGACTTTAAATTTTTTACGACCATACCCAGGTTCGCCCTTCTTAATCCTAGAAGGACTATTTAATGTTACTGACTTACCTTGATATGTTGCCATACTACTTTTTCTTTTTTTTCTTAGCTGCTTTTTTCTTAGTAGCTTTCTTCATCCCTGTTGGGTAACCTATACCTTTTGGCATTTTACTCTCCTATGTATTTCTACCATCATAACACAAAACGCCACACAAGGTGGCGTTCTGTCGTACAGTCTGTCCATTTACTGTAATTATGAAAGAAAATGAAATATCAAATCAACCTATCCATACATAACAATCCTACGAACTGTCTCGTGATGATTAAGCTATCTTTCTTTTCATATTATATTGTATACCCCTATACAATCCCTAGGACTTTCCTAGGTGTATCCACTATACCCCCCTCGCAAATTTATGGTGTGTGAAAAAAATTTTTTTTTATTCTTCTTCAAACTCTTGGCATCTTGGACATAGTCCATTCACCAACTCATCCTCCCAGTAAGGGTGGTAACAAGAATCGCAATCTACAACGAATATATCCATGAGGTGTATCTTAACAGCTTCACCCTCACTTGCGTGAGGGTTAGACTGAACAAACAATAAGGAGGTATCCTTATAAGTTACGAATGTAACTCTTTTATTATATCATATCTGTAAGTTATGCAAGTAAAATCTAGGGGTTGCAGAGGTAGTAGGCGAAAGGAGGAAACTCCTACTGTGATACGCAACCCCTAAAATAAATACTACCACTTAAATCTGTGGTATGATAGAATACACAAGAACAAGCAAGAGGTTCTTCCTGCTTTAAGAAAAGGACTTCTGATAATAAGAAACTTCAAGTAAGTGGACTAGCAGGACCATGGTAACTAGGGTAATAGCCTATTATTCCACATATTTAAATGCTACTATATTTTAGTCATTCTGGTTTTGGGAGGGAGTGGCACAGGGTTAGCTGTACTTCTTTACTGTTTATACACAACACACTATATCTAGTAGCACTATATATAGTGTTATCAGGTACACCACTATATATTGTACAGTGATTTCCTGTACCAGTTAACAGCATATATTTAGAGGGTACATCAGTTGTAGTTAAGGGGAGCACATTAAACCCCCCACACACATAAAGCACCACAAACACTACACCTATACAAACATTGTTTAAACAAATACACACAGCACAACAAAGAATATACTAAGTATGTCTAAGTATGTACACAGATGTACTGGTTTTAAAACTTACAAACAGAGGATAGCCCATTAATTAGAGTGGGGAAAAAAAAACTAGATAAATACCTTGTTTAAACTGAGAATGTAGTAAACTGTTATTAACAGAAACAAACAAGAAAGAGGTAAACAAATGAAAAGCCAATACGCAACACTTACAAAGGATAATTATCCAGAATGGGTAGATAGCCTTAAAGTTAGTAAGAAGTCTCCAGAAGATTATCTTACTTCATTCGCCAACTGGTGTGTAAAGTATGCAATCAAGAATGGTGTTGGAGATGTAGAAAACTTAGGAGATAAACTAAGCGTACATATCTCAGATACTAGAGGTAGAAAAACATTAGCAAACAATAACAGAGGTACAGCAGTTGGTTTATGCTGGGTACTAGGTGCAAGTGCAAATGGTAGTGTTAGAAGAATAGAGATAGATAGAGAAACTAGCGATACTCTTAAAGCACTAGAGATTGTAGCCCACGAGGTTAGCCATGCGATTCTTCCAGAGGATACTGGTCATAAGGGAGAATTTGTAGACGCTGTCTTTGGGTTGTTTAAACTAGGAGCAATACCAACAAGCACAAGTGTAACTTTGGAATTTACTGAGTTAATCAAATCATGGTTAGAGAAAGCTGGTAGCTATCCTTATGTTAAATTTGTGGATAACAGAAAAAAGCAAACTACACGCCAAATCAAATTCTTTTGTGCAGATGTCTGGTGCAGTGGTGCAACTGAGAAAAGTAGACAAAAGAATCAAGGTACAATCTTTTATGTATCTTCTGGAGTTGTGAGTAAAGTCAGAGACTTCACATGTCCAGTATGTCAAGGCACAGCATATTGTGATTCAGATATTCCAACTGGTAACTATGTTTAAACA